GAGGGCGGCTGGGTTGATTGTGACTACGTGCGCTTTCGGTACGGCTTGCCGGAGAAGATCGGGGGCTGGACCTCGTTTGATCAGACGCCTGTTAATTTTGTGGGCGCGGCCAGCGACGTTTTTACCTGGAACTCGCTCGACGGCTCACCCTACGCGGTAATCGGCACCAACAAGAAGGTCTACGCCTTCTATGGCGGTTCGTGGGGTGATATCACTCCAATTCGCAAAACGGTCACCGGCACGATTACCTTCGATACGACGAACGGCTCGACCAGCGTCACGGTCAACGACACGGGGCACGGCGCGATCGGAGGGGACTTTGTCACCTTCAGCGGCACGACGGGAGACCCAGGAGGCATTCCGAATGCGAGCTTGAACAACCAGTTCGAGATTATCGAGGTTCTCAATGCCAACGAGTACCGCATCACCTCGCCCACAGCGGCGACCAGTACGGCCACAGCGGCCGGCACGGCCAACGCGGCCTACCAGATAAACACGGGCGCGGACAAAAGCTTCATCGACTTCGGGTGGGGCACGGGCACTTGGGGCTTGAGCACTTGGGGCACGCCTCGTCCGCCTTCTGCTTCGTTGCAGCTCTTGTCTCAGGTTTGGCAGTTCGACAACTACGGAGAAAAGCTGATCCTGCAATACGTGGACGGGGGCATTTACGAGTGGGATCCTGCCATTGGGTTGAGTGTGCGGGCCACGGCTATTTCAGGGGCTCCGACCAAGAGCAAATACGCTCTGGTGTCCACGCCGGATAGACACTTGGTGTGCTTTGGGACCGAGAGCACGATCGGTACGCCAAACACACAGGATCCGATGTTCGTGCGCTTTTCCAATCAAGAGGACATCAACACCTTTGTGCCGACGGCCACCAACACGGCCGGCGGACAACGGCTCACGGACGGCAATGAAATCATCACGGCCCTGCGCTCACGCGGCCAGATTTTGATCTGGACGGACACGTCGCTTCATGGCCAGCAGTATCTTGGGCCGCCCTACACCTTCGGTTTCCAGCAGTTGGGAGCCAACTGCGGGTGCATCGGGCCGCATGCAGCGGCGGACGTCAACGGCGTGTCGTATTGGATGAGCAAGGACGCGTTCTTTGTCTTTGACGGCACGGTGAAGAAGATCCCTTGCACGGTTCAGGACTATGTGTTCAAGGACATCAACATCGTCCAAGCGCAGAAGGTCCACATCGGGATCAACACGCAGTTTAACGAGGTCACGTGGTGGTATTGCTCGTTCACCAGCGACTACATCGACCGCTTCGTCACCTACAACTATCTGGAGAACGTCTGGTCGATCGGATCGATGGCGCGCACGGCTTGGGCAGACATCGGGACGTTTGAGAAGCCGACTGCGACGGAGTACGACCCTGAAAGCACTGCTGCGACTTTGACCACGATCTACGGCCTCACGGCAGGCCGATCGGTGCTGTACAACCAAGAAGACGGTGTCAATGGCGCAGGCGCACCGATCGCAGCCTACATCTACTCCGGCTACTTCGACATTGGCGACGGCGACGACATGTTGCTCATGAGCCGATTCATCCCGGACTTCAAGAACCAGGTTGGCAATCTGACGGTCAGGCTGTTGCTGCGGGCCTTCCCGCAAGCCAGCGCCAGCCCCAGTTCGCTTGATCCGTACGTTATCGCTCCTGGTACGGAAAAGGTGGATACGCGGGCGCGAGGGCGACAGATTCAGCTTCGCATTGAAAGCGATGAGTTGGACAGCAACTGGCGCTTTGGCACGATGCGGGTTGACATACAAAAAGACGGCTTGCGATGAGCAAGATCACCAACGTCCGGCTGCCCAACGCGTCGCAGCAATACGACGCGGCGCAGTTCAACCAGCTCGTGCGATCGCTCGAGCAGGTTATCTTTCAACTCAACAACACCTACACCCCTGTTGTCAGCGACAACATCGCGGCGGCCGCCACGTGGTCCGCGAACCGTGGTGCAGGCGGCGGGTTTGCTGGTGGGATTCGAGGGTTCCAGAACAGCAACGGCATCATCTTGCCCAATGCGATGATGATCTCCGAGGATGATCAGGCCAACGCCAGCATCACAGGGGAGAATTTGCTGACCCTGACGCCGGCGTTCTCCAACGGCATCACGGTGACCAACAACAGTCGCATCAAAGTACCATGCGCTGGGCAGTACCTAGTGACTTTTACGCTCCAAGTGACCAACCGTGGCAACACGGCGGCGGAGTTCGAGGTCTGGGTCAAGGACACAGGCGTCAACTATGCCTTGAGCAATACCCGTTACGACATCCCGGCTCGTAAGAGCTCTACCATCTGGTCGCATGTGGTCCCGGCGGTTACCGGCATTTTCACCGTGGACAATCCGGCCAACGATTATCTGGAGATCGCGTGGTGGTCCGACAGCCTTGACGTCTATCTTGAGCACTACGCAGCGGGCACTTCCCCCACGCGCCCGGCCATCCCTTCGGTGATCCTCACCATCAACTTCGTATCGGCGATGTGACATGGCCAACAAGTATCTGCGCAAGTACGCAACACCGGCCGCCACAACGGAATCGACACTTTACACAGTGCCGGATGCCAATGTAGCGGTCGCCTCGTCCCTTCGGGTGACCAACGAGAATGCGAGCACTACAAGCTTGACGGTTGCCGTCTATCCTGGTGGTGGCGGCACCAGCTACAAGCTTTTGAAGACCTATGCGCTGCCCACGAATCAGACGATGGACGTGTTGTCGGGTGTTTCGTGCATCTTGGAAGCTGGCGATGTCTTGAAGGTGACCTCAAGCGTTGCAGACGTCGATTTCTGGCTTTCCTACTTGGAAATTGACCGGACTTGACAGTGGACAGGGCCCTATGACCTATCAGATAATCTCAGCCAATCTCGCGTCCTTTCCCGGCGCGCAGCCCTCGCTAGGGCTATTGGCCAGTCAAGGAAAGGAACATCATGGAAAATGAAGGGATCATGGCGCTCCCTATGCCGGGGCCCGAGGAACGCGGATCACGGGCCGAGCGGCCGACCGTAGCGAGCACTGACTCTTACGATGCCGCGCTGACGGCGCTTGGCATGTCCGATCCCAACGCCTTGGCAGGCCTGCAAGGCGAACTCAGCCAGTCTTTGGCCGGCATTGAAATCGCTCCAGAGGAACTCAGCCTCATCATCCAGATGTTTGAGGAGCTGATCAACAATCCTCGCCGCTACAAAGAGCTCCGTTCGCAGATCATCCAACAGGGTGTTGTGGATGCCGGGGACTTGCCTGAAGAATATGACCTCGAGCTTTTGAGCACGATCCTCGCGGTTCTCAACGAGCTAAAGCTCTCGCAGATCCGTGGCGCACAGGCCCCGATGGCGATGGCTCCTGCCATGCAGGAGCCTGCTCCTCCCCCGATGCAGATGGCCGAGGGTGGTCTTGCCGACATGGCGCAGTACCTTGCCTCCAAGGGCCGCCGTGGCGACACGATGCTTGCGCACATCACGCCGGAAGAGGCGGAGATGCTCAAGCGCATGGGCGGCTCGGGGACGATCAACCCCGACACAGGGCTGCCTGAGTTCTACAAGAGGTTCTTCAAAAGAGTTTTCGGTGGCGTAGTGGACGCCGTCAAATCCGTCGTCAACGTAGCCAAGAAGGTGGTGGAGAGCCCTGTTGGGCGGGTACTGGCGACAGTCGGATTGGCCATGGTCCTCGGACCTACGGCCTTGGGCGCGACACTTGGCTCGGCAGGCACAGCGGCGCTGTCAGCCGGTGCAGTGACGTTGGCGGGTGGCGGCAACATGAAAGATGCCCTGATTTCCGGGGCGCTGGGCTACATTGGCGGTGGCGGCGACTTTGGAGGCCTCGGAAGCCCGTTGAAGGGGGTTTCGCAATTCCTGTCTCCAATTGCTGCGCCCGGAACTGCCTTGAGCACTGGCTTGAGCACAGGCCTCTTGGGCACTGGCGCAGGCTTGGCGCTGGGCATGAAGCCTGGCGAAGCACTCCGTTCGGGTGCAATGGCCGGTCTGACCGCCGGGGCGTTGCAAGGTCTCCAAGGCCCGCAACAGCCTGCCGGTGCGGCTCCGCAGGACGCGGCGGCGGCACAACCTGCTGGTGCAGAGGGCGCAGTCCCTGCGTCGCCCACTGCGTCGGCGGTTACTGGGACCGGCGCTCCAGGGGCTACGGGTCCGATCGGCACCGCTGCCGAGCTTGGACCTCCCGGAGGTTCGACGTTCCGGCCCGGAGTCGGTTTCAGCGAATATGCCGCATCTGGGGCAGCTCCTCCGAAGCCCGGCTTTTTCGACAACATCGGCCAGAGCCTGTCCAACACCTTCTCCCCCAACCGCCCTGGGCTGTCTCCGGATGCAGGGTTCTTCACGCGCTACGGCCCGCTCATGGCCGCAGGTGTGGGGGCAGCCACGCTAGCTGGCGGCATGAAGAAAACTCCCGGCGAGCCCGAGCCTTTGTACAAGACTTCTGCGTTGGAAGAAGAGTCACTAGCGCGCATGCGTGCCCGGCAACAGGATCTAGAGCAGGCGGGCTATGGGTTCTCGAGGAACCGCGCTGAAGCTGCGCCTCGGTCCCCGGTCCTCGTGCCGACGCCCTCGTATGCTCAGATGGAGCGCTCGCCCGTGCCTACCGTCACCCCGACGGGCATCACGAACATGCCGGGCGGCGTTGCGCAACCTTATAACGTAGCAGGGCTCTACGGCATTCCTCTCTTGTACGGGCAACAGGCAGTACAGCGGGCACGCGGGGGTGAGATGAAGATGACGGAGTTCCCGCGCAAGACAGGCCCGATCAACGGTCCCGGCACGGGGACCTCCGACTCCATCCCGGCGATGCTGTCTGACGGGGAGTTTGTCTTCACGGCCAAGGCGGTGCGCAATGCGGGGAACGGCAGTCGGCGCAAGGGCGCGGCCCGCATGTACAAACTCATGAAAGCGCTGGAAGGTGGCGCTGTAAAGGCGTAAAACCATGGCAGACATCACCACCACGCAACAGATTGTCCGCGAAGCGCCGGAAGTCGAGGCGTACAAACTTCGACTCCTTAGCGAAGCAGAGAACCTCGCACAAAACGTACAGGTTCAGCGAGATCCCAATACAGGTCAGCCTGTTATAGACGCCGCAACAGGGCGTCCAAAGCTTGTACCTTCTACGACTCTGGCACAACAACTCCCGCAGTACCAAGTTGCCGGCTTTTCCGACGCACAGACGGCCGCAATCCGAGCCGCAGAGGCACAAGGCGTAGGCGGATACAGCCCTTACATGACGGCCGCCAATCAGGCCTTGTCGGGAGGCCTGAGCACTACTGCTGAAGCCGCCGACGTCCTGCGGGGCGCAGACACACGCAATCAGTTCCGTGACGCGCAACTCGCGATGCAGCAGGCGGGCGGAGCAGCGGCAGGGATCAGTGGGGGCCTTGGGCAAATCGCCCAAGCCACGGGCTTCACCGTTCCGGAGGTTCGAGACGCTCAAGGCAATATCACCCAGCAGGCTCGATATGTCCCAGGGTCCATGGACGTTGCGCAACAGCGCGCGCTCGCTTCTGACACCACAGCACGCTTCACACCTGCTTTCCAGGACATCAACTCGGGCATTGGCGCGTTGGCCACGGCCCAGAACCTTGCTGGCGCATCGAGCGCCGCGAACCTCGCGCCTGCGACGGCGGCGATCGGGCAAGGCCTGACGGGGGTCTCTGAGGCACAGCGCATGGCCGCTGGGGCCGCTGGCGCAGACTTCTCTGGTTCGCAAGGGATTCTTCAACGCGCGGCGTTGGCAACGGAAGCGGCGGTGCCGCAGTTCGGTGCTGCCCAACAGGCTGTCACGGGAGGGATCGGCCAAGCGGCGACCGCCGCCCAGCAGGCAGCGGCGGCGGCCCAGCAACCAGGGTTCACGCAACAGGGCCAATATCTTGACTTGGCCGCACTGTCTGCGGCAGGCGCAGGGCCGTCTGACTTTGCGGCGGCGCAGCGTCGTTTAACAGGCGCTGCGACTACGGGGCAGCAGGCAGCGGATGCGGCTGCGCTGGCGGCTGCACAGCCGGGCTTCGGGCAAGCTGGCCTACAGGGCCAGCAGGCTGTGCAAATGGCACAGCAAGCGGCTGCACAGCCCGGCTTTGCACGAGGCACTGAGGCGCTCTTTGGCGGGGCGGAGCAGGCGGCCGCTGCCGCGCAACAGCCCGGTTTTGGCCAAGGCATTGCATCTGCGCTCACGGCGGCCGAGCAGGCCCGTATGGCGGCAGCCCAGCCCGGCTTTCAACAGGCGCAAGCCACGGGCATGGAAGCCGCGCGAGCCGCACAGGCTGCTGCATTCCAGCCAGGGCTACAGCAGGGGGTCGGCGCACAGTTCGCCGCAGCACAACAAGCCGCGCAGGCTGCACGTCAGCCGGGCTTTGCGGCAGCGCAGCAGGCGATCCAACAAGGCATCGGCCGCTTGGGCGGTGAGCAGCGGGCGTTTGATCCCACGTCCGCTCAATCCTTCATGAATCCGTACCAGCAGCAGGTGATCGACGAGGCAATGCGCCAGATCAATCGCCAAGGCCAGATCGCGCAGCAGGGCTTGGCAGCACAAGCAGTCAAGTCAGGTGCCTTTGGCGGCACGCGTGAAGGCGTGCAGCGGGCGGAGATGGAACGCGGGCTGTTGGAGCAGAAGTCCAGCACGATCGCAAACCTCTTGAACCAAGGCTACACGCAGGCGCAAGCCAATGCAATGGCAAGCTTTGAGCAACAGCAGCAGCGCCAACTGAGCGCCGCACAGGGCATCGGTCAGCTTGGTACACAGCAGGCCGCTGTCGCAGGCCAACAAGCGGGGCTCGGCCAGCAGGCAGCGCAGCAGCTTGGACAGGCAGGTGCTGCCCAGACCGCAGCCGCCGCGCAGCAGGCCGCTCTTCAACAGCAAGGCGCGCAGGCCCTTGGCACGCAGGCAGGGCTTCAAGCTTCTATTGCAGCGCAGCAAGCGGGCCTCGGTCAGAGCGCCGCGCAACAGCTCGCACAGGCCGCGCAACTGCAAACGCAGACCGCTGCGCAGCAGGCAGGGCTAGGCCAGCAGGCGGCACAGATGACGCAGGCGGCTGGCACTGGGGCGATTGGAGCGGCCGCGCAGCAAGCCGGCCTTGGGCAGCAGGCCGCACAGCTCCAGGCTCAACAAGCAGCGCTCACGGGCCAGCTCGCGGGCCAGCAGGGCCAGCTTGGATTGCAGGCGGCCGCGCAGCAGTTCCAGCAGGCGGGGTTCGATGCGCAGACGGCCATGCAGATGGCGCAACTGCAACAAACGCAACAGCAGCAGGCGGCGCAGCAGTCGCAGTTGATGTCAGGAATCGGTCAGCTTTACGGCCAGCAGGCGCAGGCGCAGGGTGCGCTTGGCCAGCAGGCGGCGCAGACCGCGATGCAGCAGGCGCAGCTCGGAGTCCAAGGCGGGGCGCAGTTGGGCCAGTTCGCCGCGCAGGGCGCGCAGCTCGGACAGGCGGCGGCGGGCCAGCTTGCCAACATCGGCACGACGGTCGGCCAGCAGGCAGTGCAACAGGCGCAGCTTGGGCAGGCGGGCGCTGGGCTCTACGGCAACCTGTCGCAACAGCAGATCGCAGCGGGCCAGGGCCTTGGTCAGTTAGGCGTGCAGCAGGCGCAGTTGGGCCAGGGCGCAGCGGGCCTGTACAGTCAAGCCGCGCAGCAGTACGGCAACCTTGCATCGCAGCAGGGTGCGCTCGCGGGGCAAGAAGCGGCGATCAACCAGAACATCGCCAACTTGATGTTGCAACAGGGCGGCCAGCGTATCCAAGCGGGGCAGGCGCAAGCCGGTATCTACGGCCAGCAGGCGGGCCAGTTCCAGAATATCGCGCAGGGCATCGGGCAGTTGGCCGGTCAGCAGTTCGGCATTGGACAGTCCACTGCGCAGGGCCTTGGGCAGTTCGGGCAGCAACTTGGTCAGTTGGGTGTGCAACAGGCGGCGCTCGGGCAGACGGCACAGGCACTGCAACAGGGCGACGTCAACTTCCTGTTCAACGTCGGCCAGACGCAGCAGGCGCTCAACCAGCAGCAGTTGGATGCCCAGCGTGCGAACACGCTGCAATCGGTCTACGCACCGTACCAGCAGGCTTCGTTCTTGTCTGACATCTATCGCGGTGCGCCGTCCTCGCAGATGTCTACGACGGCGGCAAGCCAGCCCTCTGCCAGTCCGTTCCAGCAGGCGGTGGGCATTGGGCTTGGGGCAGTGGCCACGGCCGCTGGGGCGAAACGCGCCCAACTTTTCTAAGGGGCTGACATGCTTTTCATGCCTGGGACACCTCGTGCAGAGCAAGAACAAGCCGAACAGGAGTGGATGGCGGGGCTACGGCAACAAACGTCGCCGGATCCGATGGGGGCCCTCAGTACCCCAGGAAGCACCTTTGCAAGCGTAAACCAGCCTCGTTCTCCTTTCATGGACAACATGGGCTTGGGCCAGATCGGCCCTTACGGCATGGGCATGGGAGGTTTTGGCCAGCAGATGCCGCAGATGGGTGGCTTTGGTGGGTATGGTGGTGGCTTCGGAGGCTACCCTCCGCAGATGATGGGTGGTGGCTTCGGAGGCTATGGTGGATACGGCATGCCTCCGCAGATGATGGGAGGATACGGTGGTGGCTTTGGCGGCTATGGCATGCCTCCGCAAATGATGGGTGGCTTCGGGGGATACGGTGGTGGCTTTGGCGGCTATCCAATGCCGATGATGGGCGGATACGGTGGCGGCTTTGGCGGTGGATACGGCATGCCTCCGCAAATGATGGGTGGCTTCGGTGGGTATGGTGGCGGGTACGGCATGCCTCCGCCCCCGCCGCCTCCGCAGATGATGGGCGGCTTCGGTGGATACGGCGGTGGCTATGGAATGCCTCAACAACCTGCCCAAAACCCCTATGCTTCAATGCGGTCTGGGTTCAATCGGTTCCAGTCCTTTGGCAAGCCTCAAGGCTCCCCCATGCAGTCTCAGAACATGCCAAACGTAGCGATGACCATGGACAGGCCACAAGCCTATGGGGCCTCTGATGACACCATTCGTTCAATGCAAAATGCGATGGGTAGCCGTAACGGTGGCGGTGGCGGCGGTGGCGGCGGACTTTTCTAAGGGATCGTCATGAAAGATAAAGGTATGGGAAAACCCCCTGTCGATAACGTCGGCATCATGCAAGGCTTCCTTGACATGTTCGAGGACGATCTCGAAAACGAGGGCGACGATCGGGATGAAGGCGAGATGATGGAGCGCCGCCCGGATTCGCCTGAAATCCTCATGAACAACCTTCGCGGCGACATGCGCTCCATCGACGCTCGCCGCGAAGAGCTTGCTGACCTTGTCGGCTACGCGGCCGCCACCGAGACCCCTGAGCCGGTGCTCGCGATGCTTCAGCCTGTGCTCGCCCAACAGGGCGGTGGCGGGCTGGGCGGGTTGCCTCAGTCTGCGCCCATGGCCCAAGGGCCCCAGCCGCCGATGATGCCTCCGCCTGGAGGTGCACCGGGCGCGCCTCCCGGACCACCGCCCATGGGCCCCGGAGCAGGGCTCGGTGCCATGCCGCCTCCGGGCGCGATGGGAGCGCCCCCTGGGCCTCCGCCTGGGCCTCCTCCGGGCCAGCCGCCGGTTGGCATGGCGCGTGGCGGGTTCGTACAGCGTTTTCAAGAGGGGTCAGATGAGGAGGGCGTGACCCCTGTGGCAGAACCCTCCTCGGCAGCGATGTACAGCCCGGAAGTGCGCGATCTCTTGCGGCAGCGCGTTGAAACGACGCTTGGGCAACAACCGCGAGAAGTGCCGAGCATTGAGTCGCTCTACGAGACCAAATTGCCCGTCTATCGTCGCCTGCTGGGCGATAACCAACAGACAACCCAGTCACAGATGCTGTTTGACCTCGCGCAGCGCGCCTTTGGCTATGCGGCCAACGTAGACGAGCGGGGCCGCCCGATGCGGGGTGGCCAGCTTGCGCGCGTTGCCGGCGCATTCCAAGGGCTGCCTGCCACGATCGGTGCGCGGATTGGCGAGCTTGAGAAGGGCGAGCGGGCGGTCAAGTCTGCTGCGCTCAGTTCGGCCGAGAAAGAAGCGCAACGCATCATGGAATTCAACCAGCGCCTGCAAACCTCACAAGACAAGCTCTTGGGGGCGCTGTCAGGGCAGGCCGTCAGGGAAGGTGCAGACGAGCGCCGGGAACGCTTACAGCGTGAGGCCCTTGTGGCACGGACGGACCTGGAGAGGAACCGGCAGGAGGCTTTGACATTACGCAACCAGAATAACAACGACACGCGCCGTTTAGTGTCCGAGGCCAACAACATCGCAGAGGCCGAGCGCCAGCGTGAAGCATTGAATGCCAAGCTTCAGACAACCACGATGAGCCTAGAGGCAAAGCAAGGCATTGCCAATCAGGTCAATGCGTTGAACGAGCGCATTGCCGGCATGAAGGATGCCTTGGGCCGCGCCAAGATCGGTTCTGCCGAAAGCATTGCCCAGGCCCGAGAAGTTGCCGCCATGGAGCGCTTGGACAAGCAGCTTGAGAGCCGCTTGCAGGTCGCTAACTTGGACAACGACACCAAGAAGGGGCTGGAGGCCGAGCGTCTTGCTCTGCGTGACAAGCTCGAAACGGCGCGGATGGATCTACAGGGCCGGATCGCGGACGACAAGAACCTTACCTCACGTTTGAACGCGCTGGATCGCAACGCGACCATGCTACAAATAGCGGCGGAGCGTGCTGCGGCGGCCGCGACGCCTGGATTCGGCAAAGGTTTGACGGCACAGCAGCTCAATATCTTCTATCAGCTTTCTCCAAGCTTTGGTGCAAACACGGCAGGCGAGGAGGCTGACCGGATGTTTGAGACGGCGGTGGTGGACTACATCAACCGCAATACGGTGACCACAACGGATATAATGGGCGAGCGATCTACTCGTGTCCCCACACTTCCAAAGTTTGTTGTCACTGCGCTGACCGCGCGCGGACGTCAGGATCTCATTCCGCAAAGCGGCCGAGTGCCCCTCGGAGCACCGACCGTGGGCACAGCGCCCACAGCCACTGCGACTCCGACCACGGCTCAGGCGCAGGCCCCAGCTCCGGGAACAGTGACTCCTCCTGGACGTCCAGGGCTGGACACTAGGCCGTTTGAATTGACGCCGGAAGAGCGACAGTCCACCTTTTTTAACCTAGCTGAAAAAGGTACGGGCCCGGTTGCAATTGCTGGGTCTTTTCTCTCCAAATTCCCCGGCCTGGGAGGAATTGCGCCTGAACAGCAGTCGGCTCGAACTTTCTTGTCGGTAGCTGCCAACCAGATCAATCGATCCTTGTATGTGGGCGATCGGTTCACAGAGACTGAGCGCCAACAGATCCAAAACCAACTGGACGCCCTGCCGCAGTTCATTGACAACCCGACTGCCTATCGCAACAGGCTGCTGGGTCTGGACAACCTGCTCGGCAATCTCGAACAACGGGCCATTCGCATTTACAACTCAGACCCTATGCCTGTAGACAGAATCCGCAAGGCAGCCGTCGATTTCGCAGAAGTCCGGAATCTTCGGGCCATGCTCGGCATGCCGCCACGGATCAACAACGACCAGGCGGGGCAAGCCGCTTACAACGCGCTGCCTCCTGGGGCATACTTCATCCACCCGAACGGTAAGATTCATCAGAAAAACGCTCCGAGGTGATCGATGACTGATTTTGAAAAGCTGCTCGAGTCCACCTCGCGGCCCGTGGATGAAGAGCCTGCGGCCCCCGCAGCGGCGGCTCCTGCCCAAGAGTCCCCGCGCTTCGCGCCGTCGGCCACAGGGACTTCGCCTCAGGGCATGGCCTCCAACATCCAAGCGCAGCAGTTCCGTCGTCCATCGACCCCGGACACCGGCCCTGCCATGGTTCCGGTGCCTCCTGATGCCTCAGGTCTTTCGCCCGCACCCAACACGGAATTTGACCCCGCAGCCTTTGCCCGCCAGCTAGAAGCTACCTCCTCGGGCGGCGGTGACGGCGGGATTTTTGAGGGTCTGAAACAGATCGGCTACGGCATGTCCGAGGCTGCCGCTGAAACGGGGCTCCCCTTCTCCGGCATGCTTGCAGGAGCCGTGCGCGGTGCTCCGGCCGGCGTCCCAGGCATGCTTGCAGGCGCGGGGACCGGGCTCCTTGCAGGCTATCTCGGCGGCCAGGGTCTGAAGCCCTTGATTCCCCAAGCACGGCCCGAGGACCTGCCTTTACGGATCATGGGCCAGACGATCGGCGAGTCGATGGCCATGGCTCCGACGGCCTTTTTCATCCCCGTCCAGACCGGCGGCCGCATCGCAACCTTCCTCTCCAAGATTGGCGAGTCGGCGCGTAAGTCACCGGGTGCTTATCTGACCGCTGAGTCATTAACTTCGCTTGGAGCAGGCATAGGGGCGGGGACTGCGGAGGCCGTTGCGCCCGGCGAGGCGCTGCCCCGGTTGGGCGGCTCGCTTGCGGGCGGCCTTGCGTTCTCGCTGCCGTCGTCCATTGTGCAGAACGTCATTGACAAGACTGGGCGAGGGCTACGGGCGGTTGCCGATGCCGCGAATCCTTTGCCGTGGCTCGCGGGCCCTAAAGAGCGGTTCGGGGAACTGCAAGACGCAGCGACCGAGTCCTTCAAGGCCTATCAAAATAGACGTGCGGTCAACGTCATCTATGACATTCTTGAGCAGAACAAGGAAGACATCCCTGCGCTGATTCGTGCGTTGGAAGACCCTGGCATTGAGGGCATTCCAATGATGACGGCGGCGCAGAAGACAGGCAACAAGACACTGGCAGGGATCGAGGCAAGGCTTGCACTGGGCGGCAAGGATCGCTACGCCCCTGAGACGCTGAAGCAGGGCGAACTCGCGTTCGAGGCGCTTCGGATTCTCACTCGGCGATTAAGTGAAGTAGGCGATCCTGAGGCATTGCGCCTAGCCGCTGAGACGCGTGAGACGGTATTTAACCAGATGCTTCAGAACCGCCTGACTGCGGCGGAGGCCGATGCAGCGGCAAAGATTGCCCGTATTCCGAAGGTCGATGTAGCGGGCCGGCGTGAGATTGGCGACACGGTCCAGACGGAGATTTTGGTTGCGTTGCAGGAGGCCCGAGCGGTAGAAAGCGAACTGTGGCGCGTGGGACTGCTACAAGTACTTAAAGGGCCTCCGGTCGATACGGCCGCGCAGACTGCGGCATTCAAGACGGCCTTGAAAAAGGCCAAGATGACCGAGCAAGAGTACAACAACATCACTGCCATGATGGCGCGTCATTCAGACATCCGTGAAGACGCTGTCAAAACCATGGATGACTGGATAGAGCAGTTTGGCTACCTTCCGGAAAGCCGGAGATATAGCGTTGCCAAGGAGAGATACGCGGGTAATCAGCGCTATCGGGACTTTCTTGAGATTGAACCCCTGAAGCAAGGCGCTCGGGCCGCGAACCCTGCTGATGTGGTCCCCTCGAACGCAGCTCAGAACTTCCTCGAGCGCACCAAAGACGTCAGCCCTGAGAACTTTGAAATGTTGCCTGCGCCACTGCGCAACATCATGCGAGGTCTCGGGGTGAACGCCAACGTATGGACCACATACAAGTCGGGCGCTCGCAGCCTGGAGGCCCTTGAGACAGGGTCTGTGCCCCAGCAGTTCTTGCCTAAGCTCAAACCCATAAATGCGGTGGATCTTTTGAGCAACCGCTCAGAGCTTTTAGAGCTTGCTCGATCCGCACGCGCCGGAGACAACCCAGATGTTAGGCTCGCGGGCATCTATAACACCGTTGCAGCAGGTCTGTTGGACGATATCAAGACGCTGAATGCCCCTCTTTTGGACGAGGCACGTACCTTTTCCAAAGCGTTGAACGACGTCTTCACGCGGACCTATGCCAACGACATCACGGCGATGACTGCGCGTGGTGCGGAGCGCATGACGCCAGAAATGCTCGTGCGCCGTGCTTTCAGTCCATCGAACATGGACCAAACGACAGCCAGGATTGCAGAGCTTCGTGGCGCACTGGCACTGCCCAAGCGCCAATACGAGGACGCGCTGCAACGCCTGGGTCCCGACAATGAGATCACGATCGGTCTCAAGCCCTTGGCCGAGATGGCGGACTCTCAGCTCGACACGCTCAACGGTGCGTTCCAGTCGGTGCTGCTCACCGCAGCAACGAAGACGATGAAGCAGCAGATGGATCCAGCGACAGGGCAGATGGCAACTCGCGTCGATCCGGCTGCGCTCACCAACTTCGTCACGGAGAACAAGCAGCTCCTGGATAGCCTCGGCTTGACCGACACCTTAACGGACGCCGTTAAGGCCCAGAATGCGTTCGACCTTGTGCGCCTTGAGAACAGCGCAATCAACAAGTCGCTCCGGGAACAGACTGCCTTTGCCAAGATTCTGGAGGCTGGAGAGAGCCCGATCGTTGCGGTGTCGGATGCGCTCAACGGCAAGAACCCTGTTCGAGACTTCGGCAAGCTTGTGAAGTTCGCCAGGGCCAACGGCCCTGATGCGGTGAACGGGCTCAAGGCCTCTGTGTACGAGTACGCGTACAACGAAGCGGGTGGTGCAAGGAACTTCAGTCCCAAGAAGTACCTCGAAGCCTTGTACGGCCGTGCGCCAGGTGAGCGCGGATCGTCCTTTGCCCAGCCCTCTGCCATGAACATCATGCGCCAGAACGGGCTCATCACGCTGAGCGAGCAGAAGAACATCCAGCGGCTGATAAATCCGATGATCCGGATTGAAAACGGCATTGAGAACAACGTGCCAGTGGACAATTTCATCACTGGGCGCTCTGCGCTTGAGACGCTGGGCCTACGCATTCTGGGATCAAACATCGCGACAAAAGCGGCTAACAACGCAAACTCTTTGATTGTCGCCTCGGCAGGCTCTGAATATGCTCGGCAGATCTTTGACAAGATGCCGACGTTGGAGCTGCGCTACGTGATCGAAAAGGCCACTCAGGACCCGCAGTTCATGGCCGAACTGCTCAAGCAAGGCCGCACTGAGCGAGAGAAGTTTGAGATCGCGAGGAAGCTCAACTCCTACATGATCTCTTCGGGCCTCACCGCGCTGACCTCTGACGAAGCGCCGCCTCCACCAGAGCCCTTTGCACAGCCTTCGCAGTCCTCGCGGATGTTCCGTCAGTTGCCGCCCGCCCCGACCACGCGCGGTGTCCCAGGTATGCCCCAGGGCGGCCAGGGCGGTGGTCAGCCGCCTCCAGGCCCGCAATCACAAGGCCCCGCCACGCAGAGCCGTGCAATGCTGCAACAGCTCTTCCCGTTTGACACCATCAGCGCGATGGCAGCGCAGCAGCCTCCGCCTGCTTAAGGCGCTCCATCCAGCCGGCCTTGTAGTCCTCAAACTCTCGGCCGGCTGTGGTGAACTCCTGCGTGGTGCCGTCCTGCACGGCAACCAGGATCACGGCGAAGTCAATGTTGGTCCCGAACAGGCTGTCATGCGCAATGGCGTAGGCCGCAAGCTGGTGGTAGTAGTCCGTGATCCATTGCGCGCGCTTCGGTTTCAACGCTTGCTTGAAGTCCACGATCGCAAGCTTGCCCCGGTACTGCGCCACCATGTCCGTGGTCCCTGCATAGCGATGCCCGTAGTGCAGTCCGACCTCAAAGCCCAGCACGACATCGATGTCCTTGAAGTGCTTGTTGATAAGGGCGAACGCCATTTGATGACCGCGCAAGGAGAGCCAGTCCTGGCCCACGGTCAACGGCTCATCGGCCAGGAATGATTCGATGGTTGCGTGCATAGTGGTGCCCACATAGGCCGCCTCGCGCTTGATCCGTTCTGCCTCTTCATGGCCCACGCGATCGGCCCATTCCTGAAGCTTTGCCTTGTCCTTGGTCCGATCGAGGATCGTCGTGACAGACGGTACGTTTTCAAACCCCGGCACCTTGTAGACGCGGCCCGTCGCCGCATCGACGCGGGACAGGATGGGGTAGTCGAAGTCTTGCCGTTGACGGATCAGATGAGCCATTCTTTGAGGTCCTCGCCGAGCACTTGGGTTGCGATGTCGATCTTGTCACGGAGCGCCTTGACGATCTTCTCATCGACCGTGTTCGGTGCAATGAGATCGACGTAGGTCACGTTCTTCGTCTGCCCGATGCGATGCGCGCGGTCCTCGGACTGCAAGCGCTTCTCAAGGTCGAAGCTGTTGCTGTAGTAGATGACCGTGCTCGCCTCCGTGAGCGTGAGGCCGTAGCCGCCGGTGGATGGGTTGCCTACGAAGAAGCGGAGCTCGCTGTTGGGATCCTGGAAGTCGTTCACGATGCGCTCGCGCTCGTCGCTTGTCGTCTCGCCGTAGTAGGTCGCCACGCTCGTCATGCCGTAGGCGGTCTGCAAGTGGAACTTGATGTCTTCGATATCGTGGCGATAGGTCGCCCAGATGATCACCTTGCCGTCTGTTTCTTCGAGTGTGGCGAGCAGCTCGTCGATGCGCTTGTTCGGAAGGCTCACCACCGTCCCGTCGTCGAGCTTCACGTGCCCGCAAGTGATCTGGTGCAGGCGCATGATTTGAGTGAGCGCGTTGACCGTTGAAACAAGGCCTCCGTCTATCGTCGCAAGGGCCACGGACTTCATCTGGTTGTAGGCCCTGACCTGCTCGTCTGTCAGCTCGACCTCGCGGCGGATGTACACCTTGTCCGGCAGGTCCAGGCACTCCTCTTTCTTCACGCGAAAGCTGAAGGTGTCGAGCATGAGCTTGAGCTCATCCAAGTGCCGATAGCCTACGACCTGCTTGAAGCTGTGGCTTGCGAGCTGGCGCTCGACCACCACTGCGTACCGCGCCTGGAAGGCGTAGTAGCTGTGGATGTTCAAGCAGTCGTCCGACAAGAACGCGCACTGCTGGTACAGGTCCATCGGGCTCTTGGTGACAGGAGACCCAGTCATGATGCGCCTGTACCGTGCGCCAATGCCCACCTTCTCGGTGTTCTTGCTGCGGGCAGAGGTGTGGGACTTGATGGTCGTGCTCTCGTCGATCGCCATCAGCGCCTCGTGCGAAAGCAGGAAACGCGTGGCGAACGATGTGCCCTTCTGCGTGCTGAACGCTTCCACGTTCATGACCAGGATCTTTAAGTCCTCGGTGACTTCGAAGAGCCGATCGAGCGCCTGCTTTTCTGCCTTGCGTGGCGTTGCGGCCCACAGCGCCACGCGGTGCTCGACGTGGTCAGGCATGTGCTTGGGCAGTTCGATGTTCACCCAGTTGCGGTACACGCCCTTGGGCGCTACGATCAAAGCGGCGTTGATCTTGCCCTTGTCGTAGAGCATCGCGATGTTGTTGATGAGCATGTAGCTCTTGCCCGTGCCCATCTCCGCGAAGAGGGCCGCTACGCGCGTGTTCCAAAAGCGTTCGAGATAAGCCGCTTGATGAGTGTAGGGCTTGTTCTTGAACGGGTACGTCGAGAGAAAATGGTCCATGAGGATCTCCTTTCTGTTGGGGGGCTTGACAAGTCCCGTGCGACGTAGTGTACACTGGCCGCTCTACTTGAGAAAGGAGAAATTCAGTGCCTACCGTCTACGTCGTATCCGAGACCACCACGCATAACATCGCGTCGGCTTTGGACTACGGCAAGATTGAAACCGTCCTCCCACCCAACGCACAAGTCGCGTTCAGCGTCGTGCCTACGGTGCGGCGTGTACAGCGCAAGCTGGAAAAATTCTCCGACGAGGACTACCTGCTCCTCATCGGCGACCCCTCTGCGATCGGCATTTGCTGCGCAGTAGCTGCGGCCCGTAACCACGGCCGTTTTAAGTGCCTCAAATGGGACAAGCGCGAACGTCGCTACATCCCAATCGAGGTTGATCTTTTCAAGAAAGGAGAATCTGATGACGCTTACGAATCTGTTTGAGAACGACGCCGACGCCCTCAAGGTTTCGGATGAAAACGTCACTGGGATCGCGGGCCTTGCTCGTCGCGCCAAGCTGCTCGAAAAGGAACTCGAGGATCTTGGCAAATCCCTGAAAGAGAAGGAAGATCAGTACCGCAACCTCACTGAGGTGTCGATCCCCGAGGCCATGGCCAGCGCAGGCATGAAGAAGTTTGTCATGGAAGACGGGTCGATGATCGATGTCAAACCGTTCTACGGTGCGAGCATTCCCAAAGCGCGCCAAGCCGAGGCCTTCAAATGGCTCCGGGACCATGGCTTTGACGACATCATCAAGAACACCGTCAGTGTCCGATTCGGCCGGCGAGAGGATGAGCTGTGCTCTCGTCTGCTGGAGCTTCTCCGCACGCAAGGGTTCTTGCCCGAGCAGACGGAGAAGATTGAGCCCCAGACCCTCAAGGCCTGGGTGAAGGAACGGATCGAGAAGGGGCAGCCCGTCGATTCGGAGCTTTTTGGCGTATTCATTGGCCAGAAAGCTGTCATCAAGTCTGTTTAATCACGAACCACGAAACAAGGACCATTAACCATGGCTAAGAATGACGTTGCAGTAAAAGCGGCGAGCACCGAACTCGCCATCCTCAGCGACCTCGAGCAGGATGCAGGCGCTGGTTTTGACGGCATGACGCAAGACGACTACGCGCTGCCGTTCCTGCGCCTGCTCACGAACACCTCACCTGAGGTGGGAGAGGTCGATGGCGCGATGCCGGGGATGATCTACAACACCGTCACGGGGCAACTCTACGACGGCAAGAAGGGCATCTATGTTGTCCCGTGCGCCTACGTCCGGCAGTACATCGAATGGGCTCCGCGTGGCCAAGGCACTGGCGCTCCGATCCACATCCATCCTGCCACGAGCGACATCCTGTCGAAGACGCACCGCGAGCCGGGCGACAACAAGGACTACCTCGACAACGGCAACTACATCGAGAACACCGCCAACCACTACGTGATGATCGTCGATGAAGACGGCGTGCCGAGCCCTGCGCTCATCAGCATGAAGTCCACGCAGTTGAAGAAGTCGCGCAAGTGGAACAGCATGATGCAATCAGTGAAGATGCAGGGCAAGAACGGCCTCTTCACGCCTCCGATGTACAGCCAGATCTATCTGCTCACGACCGTTGCCGAGAGCAACGACAAGGGCAAGTGGTACGGTTGGGAGGTTGAGCGTTTCGGTCCGGTGGACAATGCAGGCCTCTATCAGAACTGCAAGGCCTTTGCGCAGTCGGTCTTTTCCGGCGACGTGAAGGTCAAGCATGAGGGCGCAGAGGGGGCCCCAAGCGACGCTCCGTTCTGATTTGACAGGGCCGAAAGCATCCGCCGGTAGGCCCTGCCTTCGAGAAAGAAGAAATGACAGATATCACCCGTTTCAAAGCAATCTTCAGCGGCCTCGATGTTGCCTATGGCACGTACAAGATCGAGACGTCGAAAGAGAGCGGCAAGCAGGCAGGCAAGGCGGTTGTTGTCCGTAAGCCTCCGACCGATGACCTGTGGGCCAAGCACCTCGAAGGCGTGGAGCCTTCTCTTGGCATCATCCCCATCCGCGCAGACAACTCCTGCATCTGGGGCTGTATCGACATCGACCAGTATCCGCTCGACCACGCAGGGCTGGTGCAAAAGATTCGCAAGCTCGAGCTTCCGCTGGTCGTCTGTCGCAGCAAGTCCGGCGGTGCGCACGTCTTTCGCTTCTCCACCGAGCCCATGCCCGCTGCCAACATGCAGCGTTACCTCAAGGCCTGTGCAGCCGTGCTCGGTGAGGCAGGACGCGAGATCTTCCCCAAGCAGGCCGAGATCCTGGTCGAACGCGGTGACACGGGCAACTTCCTGAACCTGCCCTACTTCGGCGGCGACCAGACCATGCGCTACGCCATCCGCGATGATGGCAGCGCCGCTACGCTCGAAGAGTTCTATGAACTACATGCTCTGTGGTCACGGCCCCCGGACCACGAGCCACCCGAAGAACCCAAGAAGCCCGATCACCCGATCAAGGACGGCCCGCCATGCCTTCAGACGCTTTGCACACAGGGCGTGCCTGAAGGAACACGGAACAACGCGCTCTTCAACATCGGCATCTACTTGAAGCGCCTGCATCCCGTGAACTGGGACGACGCACTGTCTGAGCACAACTTCAAGTACGTTGCACCACCGCTCCCGAACAACGAGCTTCAGACCATCATCAAGCAGTTGCACAAGAAAGAGTACAAGTACAAGTGCAAGGACGCGCCGCTCAACCAGTTTTGCAATAGCGGCCTGTGCCGCACGCGCAAATACGGCGTGGGCGCAGACGGCCCCGACAGCCCGCAGATGTCATCGCTCTCCAAGTACAACAGCGAGCCACCGCTCTGGTTTTTGGACATCAACGGCAAGCGCATCGAACTCGATACCGAGGCGCTCTTCAATCAAGCCGCATTCCAGAAGGCGTGCTTGGAGAAGATCAACGTGCTGCCGCCCACGCTCCGTAAGCAAGACTGGGAAGGCACACTGAATGCGCTCTTGCGCGAGATGGTGGAGAGCGAGCAGATCACCGAGGCCCCAGAGGATACGAGCCTCACTGGGCGCTTCAACGACCTCTTGGAAGAGTTCTGCGCTCACCGGCAACAGGCCATGGACCGTGATGAGTTGCTCATGGGCCGGCCTTGGGTGAACGAAGAAGAGGCGCAGGTGTATTTCCGGATCAAGGACCTCGAAGCGCACTTGCTTCGCAGCAACTTCAAAGGCCTATCCACTGCGAAGATCGCGCAGCGGCTGCGTGAGCTGGGCGGTGAGCCGATCAGCCTCTTCATCAAAAACAGGACGGTGCGCTGCTGGCACATGCCTGCGTTTGCCAAACAGGACGCGCCTTTCGAGTCGCCTGAACAGAAGAAAGGGAGCCCGTTTTGAATATCACCAAGGTCTTCGGTCCTCCTGGCAGTGGCAAGACGACGTTCCTGCTGGGCATCGTTGAACTCGAACTCGAGTCCGGCGTGAATCCTGCCGCCATCGGCTACTTTGCCTTCACGCGCAAGGCCGCGAACGAGGCCAAGGAACGTGGCGTCGCGAAGTTCCCGCACTTGAAGCCCGACACTGACTTCCCGTGGTTTCGGACGCTACACAGCCTTGCCTACCGCTGCTTGGGCCTTGGCACAAAGGACATGATGGCGGTCGAGCACTACCAGGAGTTCGCACGCGAGGCAGGCATCACGCTCGCGACCGATACCGGAGAAGAGGATTTCATTGTCAAGACGGACCACCCGATTCTGAACGAGATCAACATCGCACGGATCAAGGGCCTGGACCTGCGTGAGCACTACAACCGCTCAGAGATCGAAATCGAGTGGCACTACTTCGAATTCATCGAGCGCGCGTACCGGCACTACAAAGACGCCCGCAACCTTCTGGACTTCACCGACCTCTTGGAGTTGATCGTCCAGCAGCCGGAGCGCTTGCCACGGCTCGAGGCGCTCATCATCGACGAAGCACAGGACCTTTCACCCCTGCAATGGAGGCTGGTAGAGCAACTCGCGTTGCGCTCCCAGCGCTGCTTTCTGGCAGGCGACGACGACCAGGCTATCTACACCTGGGCCGGGGCCGATGTCGAAAGCTTCCTGAACTTCAAAGGCCAGATCAAAGTGCTCGAGCAGTCGTACCGCGTGCCCGCAAAGATCCACCAGCTCGCCAACTCCGTGGTCCATCGGATCAAGAAGCGTCAGCCCAAGGCGTGGCGCGCTCGCGAAGAGACAGGCAGCATCCACTACTACCAGGACTGGCACGACGTCAACGTCGCTCAAGGCGACTGGCTGATCCTCGCGGCCGCCAACTACATGCTCTCGGACATGTACGAGTGGTTGAAGAGCCAAGGCCTCCTCTTCGAGCGCTACGGACAACGGTCCATCCCTGAGTCCGTGCTCACGGCCGTCATCGGCTGGGAGCGCCTGAGGAAGGGCCAGGAAGTGCCTTTTGAAGTTGTAAGGACTGTTTACAAGTACATCGACACCCGGTTCGTGAAACACGGCTACAAAGGCCTGCGCACGGCCGACCCGGCTGCCATGTACACCATCGATTCTTTGAAAGAAAAGCACGGACTTCTTTCTACAGAAATCTGGCACCAGGCGCTCACCAAGATCGCGGAGAACCAGCGCCACTACCTGATCGCGGTGTTGCGCCGTGGAACGCGGCTCACGGGCAAGGTTCCGATCAAGCTCTCCACGATTCACGCAGCCAAGGGCGGTGAGGCGGACAACGTGCTCCTGATGGGGGACTTGACCACCAAGTTCGCCCGAGAGTACGACCGCAACGCAGACGACGTGAACCGGCTGCTGTACGTCGGCATCACCCGTGCCAAACAAACTCTGCACATCGTGCTCCCGAAGGATGAGCGCAAAGGATTTCGGCTGTGACCAAACGCGACTTCAACACCATGCCCCTCTTTCCGCGACAGTCGGAGTGGATTCCTCCACAGTCTTTCCCCAACTTGTCCACCGCCAAGGAGATTGCAATTGACCTCGAAACCTGTGATCCCAACATGGAATCCATGGGCCCAGGCTGGCCTCGTCGTGACGGCCACATTGTTGGGTACGCTGTTGCCGTTGACGGATGGGCAGGCTATTTTCCTGTTGCTCATAGCGGCGGCGGTAACCTTGATCGTCGGATTGTGGAGCGATGGATGGCCGAGGTCCTTGCGACGCCGGCTGACAAAATCTGCCACAACGCCTCCTACGACATAGGCTGGCTTCGCGCTTCAGGCTTCACGGTCAACGGCCGCATCATCGACACCATGCTTGCCGCGCCGCTCTTGGACGAGAACCGCTTCAGCTACGCGCTCAACAGCCTGGGCTTTGACTACCTTAAGGAGACCAAGTCCGAGCAGGGATTAAAGGAAGCCGCACAGGACTTCGGCATCCACGCGAAGAAGGAGCTTTGGAAGCTGCCGGCCATGCACGTGGGCGAGTACGCCGAGCAGGACGCCGCGCTCACGCTCAAGCTCTGGCACCACCTGAAGGCGCTCATGCGGTCCGATGACGTCGAGTTCATCTTCAACCTGGAGACGGAGCTACTGCCCATCCTCATTGACGTTACCTATCGAGGCATCCGCTTCGATCATGCCAAGTGCGACCGCCTTGTCCAGGACATGCGCCAACAAGAAAAGCAGATCTTGCAGACGATCAAGGAGCAGGCCGGAGAGCAGGTCGATATCTGGGCGGCGGCGAGCATCGCCAGAGCGTTCGACAAACTGGGTATTGAGTACCCGCGCACGGCTCAAGGCGCACCGAGCTTCACCAAGAGCTTCTTGGACAGCCACGACCATCCGATGGCCAAGATGATCGTGGAGGCGCGAGAACTGAACAAGACCCACGGCACGTTCTTGACACCCTACCTCGAGCATGCGCGACGCGACGGCCGCATCCACACGCACTTCAACCAAATGCGAAACGAGGACGGCGGCACGGTCACCGGCCGCCTGTCCGCCGCCAACCCAAACTTGCAGCAGGTTCCGGCCCGGCACGAGATCATCGGGCCGATGGTGCGCAGCCTCTTCCTACCTGAGGAAGGCGACCTCTGGGCCGCGAACGATTTCTCCTCACAAGAGCCGCGCCTGCTGGTGCACTACGCCACGCTCCTCGGGCTCCCTGGCGCAGAGAAGATGGCGGACGCCTACCGCGCCGACCCCAACACCGACTTCCACCAGATGGTCGCGGACATGGCCGGCATCAAACGCAAGGCCGCCAAGACGATCGGCCTGGGGCTCATGTACGGCATGGGCAAACAGAAGCTGGCCAACAGCCTGGACCTGCCCCTGGAAGAGGCGAGCGAGCTCATCGGCACCTTCCACGCTAAGGTCCCGTTCCTGCGCGGCACGGTGGACGCGGTCATGCGCCGCATCGAGCACCCGGCCTCCGGTGGCGCGATCCGCACGCTCTTGGGCCGCAAGTGCCGCTTCCCGCTCTGGGAGCCCGTGCAGTACGGCGTGAACAAGGCGCTGCCGTACGAGCAGGCAATCATGGCCTACGGACAACGGATCAAGCGTGCCGGCACCTACAAAGGCCTCAATCGCCTCATCCAAGGCTCGGCCGCCGACCAGACCAAGTCCGCCATGGTGGCGCTCCACAAGGCCGGCTTCAAGCTCTTGCTCCAGGTCCATGATGAGTTGGCCGTGTCGGTCAAAACACGGGACGAGGCCCGCGAAGCAGCGAACATCATGACCAAGGCGGTGAGTCTGGAAGTGCCCTCACGCGTTGATGTTGAAACTGGACCTTCCTGGGGCGAGGCGGCATAATGGACCTCGGTTTCTGTTGTCTCCTTCAGGTGGTGATTAGGCCGGGGCCGTTCCCCGGCCCTTTTTTGAGAAAGGAGAATGTCCGGTGCCCCGGCATGTCATCAAGCAGCCCCCAATCCCGCCTAAGTACAAGGTGGGTCCACGGCCTCTTGAGATCGTTCACGTTCCTCGAGAGGTCGTCAACGGCTATGGCGTCCCAGAAGACTGGGTCATTGAACATTGGATGAACCTCCCCAAGGAGGTTGAACCCAAGAAGTACAAATTCAAAGATCGTCTAGGAGCTAACGGATTGGACCACTTAAAGAAACCCCCCAAGCCGCCTAAGCCCAAGAAGCGCGGTCGGCCACGCAAGATCGGGCCCAAGAAGAAATGGCGCGAGGACCCGTACCGCTTGTCACCGTCCACGCGCCCCGGTGCACGTTGGCACACGGTCAGC